TGAAATCGAGAGCGTGGCCTCTGCTCTCCTGTACCAGGAGGTGCGTTCGCTGGCTCCGATCCGCGATGCCGATCTTGCGCGGCTCGACTGGTAGAGCGGCGATTCAAAGCGACACCCGCGGCACCACGAGCACAAGCCGGGTCGCCGCCGGCGATCTTCCTGTCAACAAACAATTGACAGCTCGAGGAGCGGTGACTACGCTGTCTCTCGTCGGATGAATTCCGACCTTCGCACCCGAGACGGGTGATTAACTCCAAGGAGTCGTGCGTGTCTACGATCGTTATTCGCGCTGTGGTTGTCCGCTTCTTCGATCGCGCTGTCGATGGTGTCTCATCGAGCGGTTGCTCGGCCGAGACCTGCGGCAGCAGTAGGCACGTCATTTGCCACGTCCTATGCCGAGAGTCGGAGACCTACGCGGTCGCAGGCCTCGCCACGTGCTGGCGGGATTCCAATGTGGCAATTTGTTTGTGCACGATCGTGATCGCGCGGCTCGATGTTGATCAACCGCCCGTCGTGCTCGAGAATCTGAAGAAGGGCGCTTCGTCGCGCGCCACTCGGAGCCAGCATGCGAATTCACACCACCGTCAATGGACGATCGATCGACTACGACCCGAGCCCTGAAGAGGAGGCGTTTCTCGGGCGAGTAGGCGCTGCTGCGCTGGATAGCAAGTGCAGCGAGGGCGCACTGCGTGCACTGATCTTCGGTCTGGACAATCCGCTCCTGGATCAGCAGGCCGGCTACAGCTTTATGGTTGGCGCCGCGCTGGAGGAGCCAGTGTTTCGGGTGCTCCTCGATCTACTTGATCGCAAGCGGATCGCCTGCGGAACCCTTGACCTCGCCCGCACGGCCGCGAAGTACACGCTGAGTGTCACGGAAGCCGCGGCTCGAATCGGTGTAGGCGAAAGCACGGTGCGCATGGCGGTGCTCGATGGGCGGCTGCCATCGTGGATGAAGAGCGGGGAGATCTACCTCGCGCCGGATGCTGTCGATCGCTACCAGGTGAGCCGTCGAGGTCGACCGCCTCAGCTTCAAGTTACGTGTGGTAACGCGCCAGGGATTTCGATGCGAATCCGTGTCGTCGGCGGGGAGCTCGATATAACCGAGAAGAAAGGTAGTCTTGTTCATGGAGTTGTGAGGAGTTGGAAGCAAGTGGGGGTAATCACCATGGCTAAACGTAAAACTGGAGACAGAGGCGAGGTGAGAACACAGCGGTATTGGCTACTCGAGCCAGGTGGAGAAGCGAATGATGTCACGTTAGGACCTCTGAAAGTGGAGGGCAGATTTAAAGTCACCGATCAGCAGAACGGTGATTCTGCGCACGATGCTTGGAAGCATCTTGGTGGCTTGGCCGACCGCGGCCAAACCTGATATGCGCTGCGGTGCCCGCCATGTGTAGGTCCATCAGCGGTTAGACGATCACTGTCTGTTCGACATCCGCGAGTAGGACATTGTTGCCAGGCGTGTTCGCCGAGATCACGTCATAGCAGAGATGAATGGCCAGGATATTTTCTCCGTCTTGCACCTGGCGCGTAACGCTCACCGTTTTGACGATAACGCGAGGCTCCCAGCGCTTGAGCGCATCGACGACGTAGACGCGCGCGAGCTCGGCGAGCACGTGGTCGTTCTTCTGGTGGCGGAGCCGTGTCAGCGCGGAGCCAAATTCCGTTCGCCAGGGCAACTCACCGTCGGAGACCTCGGACGATCCGACCGTGCCGAGGATCTGCCCCACGGCGCTGCGAACGAGCTGCTCGCCGCCAGCGGCGGCGAAGTCGGCCCGCAAATCGCGGCGAAACGGCCTGACGGGCCCGAAGCCAAGGAAGTCCTGCATGCGCACCTCACACGGGGATGGCGGCTCGGAAGGTTTGCAGCGTGTGAACGAGGTCGTTGAGCTGCGCGAGCGCGGCTTGCGCGTCGGCGCCGAGCGACGACAGGTCGGGCAAGGCGGGCAGTCCGGCGAGCTCGGCGAACACGGTGATGAGTGCGACGAGCTGGTTCAGGGCACCGAAAGACGCTGCGAGGCTCGTCATCTGGGCCTCGATCTGGTCGCGCGCGCAGCCGACCACGACCTGGAGCTGCGCGTTGCCGAGCTGGGTGGCGCGGTCTGCCGCCCGCTGGATACGCGCCTGCTGATCGATGACGGCGCGCAGCTGCCCGGTCAGCCCGTCGAGGAACATGAGCACGGTGTCGACGAGCCCCACGACCATGAGCGGCACGGAGAGCTGTGGCACCAGCGGCAGGAGCTTGCTGGCCTTCCTGCCGACGTCGGGCAGCGCGTCGGCGATCTGGCTCGGGTCGAGATGGGAGATCGCATCGGGGATCGCCTGCACAGCTTTGTACAGCGCGAGGACGACGTCGATGATGCTGAACACGGGCGCTAGCGGCGCCAGCGCGGCGTTGGCCTCGGCCATGAGCTGCGTGGAGAGCTGCATGGGATCCGGGAAGCCGAGATCGGGCAGGTGCGCCGCCAGCGACGCTCCGCCCGGGAAGGTCACGCGCAGGTCCTGGGCGGAGACTGTGAGCGCTACGCAGAAGGTGCCGAGGTCGGGGATGGGCATGGGTGTGGGCTCAAATCGGCTTGGCACCAGGCAAGACGAGGCGGCCGTTGAGCAATAACGTCGTCGCGTCGAGGCTGATCAAGCCGTCGGCTTGGAGGAGGAGCGCTGAGCTCGCCTTGATGGTGATGCCCATGGCGACGCCGTCGAGCTCGATCTGATCGCCGGACTGCTTGTCCTGGATGAGGAGCGTCTCGTGACCGGCGCGGTCGTTGAACGTTAGCGTGAAGCGCGGCGTCTCGAACGCGCGGACCTGTGGTGCTGCATCGGGCGCGAGGTCGCGCGTGGCGGCCGGAACCTCGGTCGCGCCGCCGGGCTTGCCCCAATGACCGCAGAGGTAGTAGGGATGGTCGGGGTCGCCTTGGTGGAGCAGGACGCCGACTTCGGCCCCGAGCTCGGGCACGGCGAAGAATCCGCGCCGGTCGCTGCCGCCGCCGACGGTGCCCAAGGGAAACGCCCACGCGCTCGCCGGCTCGATAAGGCCTGGAATGCACACGCGCACGCGGCCGAGGACTTCGGGATCGACGCGGTCGACGACATAGCCGATGTACAGGCCGGTGTAGCGCGGGTCGGTGGTGTCGAATTCGCCGGACATGGTTACGACTCGTTCTTCGCGGTGCGGCCCCGGCTGTCGCGGTACTCGATGCGCGTGGTCCCGGTCTCCGGATCGACGACCTCGATGGGGCGCAGTGCGTCGGGGTCGTTCGAGGCGGCGCTGCCGCGGTTGGGCTTGGCGAGCGAGGGCGTGCCGCCGATCTGGCTGTGGCCGTCGCGCAGGCACTTGAGCTCCGTCGTGTAGGGTCCGGAGATGACGTGCTTGGCCTCGCGCAGGTAGTACTTGCCGGACAGCCGCTGGCTGATGCCCTGCAGCTCGACCACGGTCTTCGCCAGGAGGCTCGGATCGCCGAGGACGGTCATCGACAGCTCGACGGTCTGGTGCTGCGCGAGGCGATAGCGCGCGTCGGCCTCGCGCTTTGCGGTGGTCGACCGCGGCTCGGGCGTCGAGCGGATCGTCTCGGCGATGTTCCGGCGCTCGAGCCGCGTGGCGCCGGTCTCCGGATCGACGACCTCGAGGATGGGAGCGAGGCCGTCGCGCTGGGTCTGGTCGTTGGAGCCGCACTCGTCGATGGTCTTCTTCTGGATCGGGTCGCGGCCCCGCACGTCGACCGCGCCAGGCCGCGAGGTGACGTCGTTGTCGATGTTGATCGACACGATCTCCCCGACCTCGGGCGGCGTGAAGTAGCGCAGGGTGCGGATCGGTCGCTGGCCGAGCCGGCGCTGATGAAAATGCAGCCCGTCGAAGTCGACGTAGAGCTCGAAGCCTTCGCGATCGGCGAGGCGGCGCAGCATCTGCGCGTCGGTCATCCGCGCCTGCGCCATACACGGCAACACGTGCACGGTGTCTTCGATGTCCTGGAAGTCGGGGCCGTAGCCGTTCTCCTGCGCGATCTGCCGGACGACGTCCGAGCGCTTCATGTGCTCGAAGGTCCGGCAGCGCGCGACCTTGTTCATGAGCACCGAGGTCGAGAGGCCCTCGATCGACAGGGTCTGGAAGCCGGTGACCTTCTGGACCACGACCTTGCGCGTGGGCGACATGTCACCGACGTAGCCCCACGAGACCTCGAGGACGGTGCCCTTCTTCCACACCGGGGCATCGAAGTTCTGGAGGTCCCAGTTGTCGACGGAGAGAACGAGCTTGTCCGCCTTGGATTCGGAGTCCTCGTAGCTGAACGAGAGCACGCGTTCGGACAGGTCGACGCGCTGACCGCCGCCGCCCTCGGGAACGGCCTTGACGAAGAAGACCGGATCGGTGCGCGGGTGAACGATCACGGCGCGGTCTCCTGCCGACGAGCTTCCGAGAAGATCTCCTCGGTGATGACGCGGATCGACGGGATCCAGAGGACGCGGCCGAGCTCGAGCGCCACCGTTGGGTCGTAGATAGGGTCCGGCTGAAAGTCGGCGATCACCCACCACAGGCCGGCCGGCCGCGGCAGCGGCGCGAAGTAGCGGCCGGCGAGCGAGAACAGGGTCTCGCCCTGCTGGACGACGTGCTGACGAGTGTCTGGGAACGACTGGAAGCGATAGGGCTCGCGCTCGTTGAGCACGAGCCGGCCGGCATCGTCGAGGCTGGCCGAGCAGAACGTGTAGCGGGAGAACCTGCGCGGCGGCATCACGCGCCTCCCGAGCCAGCGCCTGAGCGCTGGGTGCCGTTGGCGAGCACGTCCTCGGCGACCAAGCGCACGTCGCGGATCTCCTCGAGCGTCACCTTCGTCGTGAACTGGATCGGGGTCCCTGCGAGGTTGAAGCGGCTGTACTTGAACGACAGCGCGGTGATCACGGTGGTGAGGCTGACGACGGTCGGCCAGACGAACAGGACGCGCGGCGGTGCGCCGCCGACGAGGCTCTGGGCGCCGCGACGCGCGTAGCAGAGGCTCTGCAGGAACCGCCGGGCGTGTTGGATGTGCGCGAGGTCGGTGGTTGGATCGAGGGCGTCGAAGTAGAGCTCGAGCGTGAACTTGTCGTTGCCGGTGTGGACGTACTGCAACGGCTGGTGGGAGAGCCCCGGCACGACCTGACGCGCCCAGTTAACCTCGAGCGCTTCTTCGAGCTCGGTCGGGTTGAACTGCGCGTCGATCGACTCGCCGGTCGAGATGTTGGCGAGCGACATCCGCGCGGGCACCTGGCTCACAGCTTCGAGCGCCACGATCACCGCCCTACCGGCAGGGGCACGAACGCGCGCGCGGCGTTGCTCCGATCCGCGCGGGCAGTGGCGCGCGCGAGCGTCTCGCCGTCGAGGTGCAGCGTGACATGCGTCTGGATGGGGCGCAGGTCGGCGACCGCGACGCCGCGCGCGACGATGGCGTCGAGCTCGGCGTCGCTGATCTGCCCTCGGGCGGTCAGCTCGGCCGCAGCGGGAAGGGCGGCGCCGGCCGCGGCGGGAACGAGCAGTCCACCAGGTAGTCCCGCGGCCGGGCTCGTGAGCGCCGCAGCGGCGACCGAGGGCGCCAGCGCGGCGATCGCTGGGCCCGTCGCCTTCGTCGCGCGCGCCGCGAGGCTCGCCTCGGCCGCCTCGCTGGCCTCGACGATGGAGTCGAGGAACGCGGGCCGGAAGCGTGCCGGGATCTTGGCGACGAGGCGGCCGGTGAAGGAGAGGATCCGCTCGAGCGCGTGCTCGAGCCCATCGACGATCCCGGTGACGAAATCGAGGACGGGCTGGAAGAAGGATCGCACGGCGCCAGCGACGGACTGGAACGCCTCCGGGATCGTCTCGGTGAAGAACAGGTAGATCTTGGCGGCGGTCTCGCCGAGGAATCGTCCGAGCTCGGCGAAGATATGAATGACGCCGCGCACGATCTCGATGACGGTCTCGAGCGCGAGCGCCACCGCGCCGATCGCTGCCGCCAGGATGCCGCCCACGACGGCAGCCACCGCGCCGAGCACGGTGCCCAGGTCGTTCCAGAGCGAGCCGCCCTCGCGCGCGCGGTCGTTCACGCCGGTGATGTCCGAGATGAGCCCGCGGATCTGTTCCGCCAAGAAGCCGATGGCCTCTCCGACGAGCTCGAACACCGGTTGGAAGAAGGCGAACGCCGCGCGGAGCCCGTTGACGAGTCCTGTCGCCACGCGGATCACGATGGTCAGTCCATCGACGAGGATCGTGACCAGCTGGGCCACGCTGGCGCCGATCCGCGCGCCGGCTGCTGCGTAGCGGTCTGAACCGATGGCTGCGAGCGCGTCGGCGCTGGCGCTCCCGATGCCCCCGAATGCGTCGCCCAGCTCGCGCAGCGCCGCCACGAACGCCGCGAAGACCGGCCGCGCCGCCTCGATCGCCGCTGCGAAGCCTTCGGCAATGCCTGCGAAGAAGCGGCGCAGGCGGAAGACGATCTGGAAGACCCGGATCGCGAACTGCTTGACGCCGGCGTTCTCGGCCTTGTCGAGCTCGGCCATGACCGCGCCGGAGAAGCCGCCGTCGGAGAACACCTGGGCCAGGCCTTGGACGAGCAGCTTCACGCGGGCGACGAGGTCCTCGACGAACGTCGCGATGCCGCCGACGTCGTGCCGGAACGCGATCACGAACGCCGACACCACCACCGCCAGGGCCGCGAAGCCGGCGATCAGCGGCAACAGCGACGCGATGATGCCGCCGATGGTGAGCCCGAGGGCCTTGAGGCCGACGATGAGGACCGCGATACCGGCCTCCGCCGCGAGGAGGCCACCGAGGAAGACGAGGAACACGGAGACGGCGGCGAACACCTTGACGAGGAAGTCGCGGATCGGCTGCGGGATCCGCAGGAAGCTCTCGAGCACGAGGTTCGCGACGCGCACGACGGCCTTGGCGAGCGGCTCGAGCGCCTGACCGATCACGATGAAGGCGCTCTCCTTCAGGGCGTTGAAGCGGTTCTCCTGGAACGAGAGCGTGTCAGCCATGCGGTCGAACGCGGTCTTGGTGGCGCCTGTGCGTTCCGCCATCTGCGCGAGCAGGCCGTTGAAGGTGGCGCTGTGGTTCGCGGTCAGCGCGGTGACCGCGTTGAAGCCTTCGATCGACGTGAACAGCTTCGAGATGCTGTCGGCGTTGAAGTTCGCCGACGACGTGATGGCGTTCAGGAAGCCACGCAAGCCCTTGGCCCGGAGGGCGGCGGTGTTGAACTGGATGCCGAGCCGCGCGGCCTCCTGCCGGGCTTCCGCGGTCGGGCGAATGATGTTGGCGAAGGCGGCCTTGAGGCCGGTGGTGGCTTCGGAGGTATCCAGGCCCTGGCCCGTCACGGACGCGAGCGCCGCCAGCAGGTCGGAGAACGCGACACCCAACGCGGAGGCCGTCGGCGCGACGCGGCCGATCGTCGAGGAAAGCTCCGCGGCCGTGGTCTTGCCGCCGCGGATGGCGATGAAGAAGGCGTCCGAGACGTCCCGCGCCTGGGCGCCGCTCGCGGCGTACGCGTTCGTCACGCTCGTGAGCGCGTCGACCGCCGTCTTGGTGTCGGTGACGCCGCCGATGGCGAGTTCGTTGGCGACGCGCAGCAGATCGGTGGCCTTCGCGGCGTCCGTGATGCCGGCGGAGATGGTCTGGTAGAGGCCGCGCGCTTGGCCCTTGGCGCTGCCGCCGTACGTGTTGGCCAGCTCGAGCGTCACGCGCGTCAGGTCCGCCGTCGAGAACGTTGCCTCGTCGACCAGCGTGGAGACCTCGGCGATCGACGCGGAGAACGCGGTCGAAAGGTCCAGCGCATGGTCCAGCACGGCGAGGCCGGCGAAACCGGCGCCGGCGATGGCGAAGGCAGCGCCGAACTGCGCGAGGTTCGCGCGCATCGCTTGCGTCGCCTCGGCGGACTTGGTCTCGAGCCGTCCGAAGCCCTGCTCGATGCGGAAGATGATGCCCGAGGCGAGGTCGGTCGCGGTGAAGACGAACCCTAATCCGAGCTGGTTGAGCGCCATCGCTATCCTCTCCGCGCGCGGCGCGCCGCGGCCTCGATCTCTCGCGCCTCTTTCTCGCGTTGCTCGCCGAGGCGCTCGAGCAGCCAGCGGATCCGATCCAAGTCGAGCTCCAACACGTCGTTGAGCGTCAGGTGAAGGCCGCTGCCGCCGTGTTGCTGGTAGAGGAGGAGGAAGAACGCCTCCCAGAGCTCATCGGCGGCCAGCGGCGGGAACAGGCCATCTACCGGGTGGCGCTCCCGGTCTTCGCCGTCGGGAGGAAGAAGCCGCGCTCGAAAGGGAGCTGCACCTCCTGTATGCCTAGGCAGACTGGGCACTCCACCTCGAGCGAGGTCTCGACGCCGCCGTCTGCTTCGTCGAACTGGTCGAGCAGCGCGGTCGCATCTGCCATCTCGATGTCGTCGAGAAACTGGCGCTTGTTCTGCTCGGGGATGCCCTCGATCTCGATGATGCGTGAGGCCAGCGAGGTCATCAGCAGGTCTTCATCGCCTGAGCGGCGCACCGAAGCGTTGCGCATCTCGTCGGCACCCGTGAGTAAGCGAAACCAGACCCGCCGCTCCGCGCGCGGAAACCGTGCCTCGAACCGGTTTCCCATGCAGAACGTAGCGCGCGAGGACTCCGTGAGCGGGATAACCGGCAGATCGGACAGCTGCAGCGACCACTCGAATCGCTTGCGGCAGATGGCGTTGGCACATTGGACGGCAAACGAATATTCGTCACCGAACGATAGCGAGCGGATCTGCAGCAGCGTGTAGAAGCGGTCGGCGACAAGGACTTTCGACCAGTCGACGGGCGCGTCTGCCGCGAAGTCATAGATGCCTGTAGCGGTGGTCGCGAGCCAGCACGCGGACAGTAGCCGGTCGAATGTTGCGCCGGTGCGTGCCGCGTTTCGATTGGAGAGGATCTTCCCCTCTTTTCCCTTGAGCCCGCGAATCTCACCCGCGAGCCCGGATGGACAGACAATCGTGGTAGTCGACATGGATACCTCACGCCAAATCGAAGGAGTCGATGGTCAGGGTGATGCTCTCGATGACGTTCTCGTCGGCTTCGTTGTCCCAGCTGCCGGCGACGAACTTGACGGGCCACGCGCCCTTGATCCTCCAGCGCTTCAGGGTCGTGCCGTCCCTGTCCTGCTGGACGATGTCGGCGTTGCGCTTGTAGGCTGGGTCGACGAGCCCTGCGTTTGCCGCGACGTTCGCGACATCCTTGAGCCAGTTGAAGAGATCCAGATCTTGGGTCGCGCCGCGCTCGAGCGTGATGTCGGCGAACTTGAGCCGTCCCGGGCTCTTGTTCGGCGTGAGCGAGCCGCCCTCGTAGTACTCAATGTTCGCGACCTCGACGGAGAGCTCGGAGCACTTCTGGAAGCCAGCGCTCTGGAACCCATCGACCTCGACGACGAACTTGAACTTCTTATCGAACGCGCGCGGCGCTCCGACGATGGGCACGGCGATGGCTCCTATCCGCCTGCCGCCGCGGTGAGCTCGGCGTCGAGCGCGCGCGTGTCTTGGGAGATGCGGAGGACGATGTACTCCGCGGGCTTCGCGGTCGCGAGGCCGATGCGGCCGACGAGCTGTCCGGCGGCTGCGACGGACGGCGGGTTGAGCGTGTCACCGAAGTCGACGAAGTACGCGGTCTTGGGATCGGTGGAGGCGAACGCGCCGTTCTTGAGCTGGACGAGCAGGAAGGCTTCGACGCTGCGGCTGACCTGCGCGCGCAGCGCCTCGGTGTTGTTCCGGTGCTTGGCGAACAAGAGGCCGACCTTGAGGCTCTGCTCGATGAACGAGACGCCACGGCGCTCGGCGACGGTGGGGAAGTTGCCGTCGCCCTTGAGCGTGCGCGCGCCGTCGATGTGGCGAGGCGCGCCCGAGAACGCGGTCAGCGGGTTGATGCGCTTGGGAAAGACCAGATCCCGCTTCGCCTCGTCGAGCACTTCATCGGTCTCGAAGCCCACGACGCCTTGCAGCACGCCGTTCTCGATGCCCGCCGGCGGGATGAACACGCCGCCCGGCCGTGACCCATCGATGCGCGCGAACACGCCGGCGATGTGTCCCGAGGGCGGCACGACCAAGGTCGCGCTGTTGCCGAACACCGTGGTCGACGGGTTCAGCACCTGTACGCGTGGCCAATACAACGCGCCGAGCTCGGAGAGCCCCAAGAGCGCCGCGGTCGTGTCGGCGTACGCGATGATGCCCACCGCCGACTGATGTGCGGGCGGGTCGAGGACGGCGAAGCACCCTTTGTCGCGCGTGGTCTCGCAGTAGGCGATCATCGCGTTGTGCACGCCCGCGGTCGCGCGACCGGGGACGATCAAGATCGTCATGGCGAGGACCGTGTCGAACGCATGCAGGCCCATCTGCCCCGCCGCGCTGCCGGTGAAATCGGTATCGGCGAGCCCGGCCAGCCCGTCGTCGCCGCCGGTGAGCAGCGCGGACGTGCCAAGCGCCGGCAGGTTGCCGGGGGCTGCGGTCGCCGACAGCAGGTCGGTGACGACGATCAGGTGAGAGCCCGCGGCGATGTCGTTGACGACGGCCTCGACGTAGCGCGGCGACGCCGGGTCCATGGACAGGTTGGGGAACGTCTCGACGATGAGCCCGTTGTCCAAGACGATGAGGTTCAGCTCGTTCGCGGCGCCGCTGGTCGGGATGCCGACGATGACCTGGAGGTCATTGCCGTAGGCGCCATCCCACTTGCCGTCCACGCGGAGGGTGTCGAGCGGCGCCGCGGCCCGATCTTTGAGCGTCAGCGTGGCAGCCTTCGAGGTCTTGCTCGTCGGGTCGCCGGTGTTGGTGTAGTGGACGACACGCACCACCCACGCCACCTGGCCGCCGTTGCCAAAGAAGCCGCAGAGCGCCAGGGCCAAGTCCGAGTTCGGCGTGAACGCGCCGAAGGTGTCGACGTACTCCTGGAAGGAAGCAACGAGCACGGCCGAGCCCACAGGCCCGCGCTCGGCGATGCCGACCGCGCCCACGATCGCCATGGGCAGCGCCGCGATCGTGCGCTGCTGGGGCGCTTCTTCGTCGATGACGATCTTCGAGGCGAGGAGTTGGTTCCCCATTTACGCCTCCTGTCCTCGCGCCGGGCTTGGCGCTGATGCGGTGCTTGGCCCAGCGGGCGTCGGCGCGGAGGTGTGCTCGAGGACGCGCACCGCCCCGCGGCGGATCGCCGCCGCGACCTCGGGCGCGTCCAGCACGGCGTTGGGCAGGCCGGACTTGCGCTCGAGCGATAACAACGTCAGCGAGCCGGGGATGCGCCTCAGCACTTGCTTGGGCGCGCGCTCGCCGGTGCGCGGGTTCTCCGCGAGCACGACGAGCGCGAGCTCCGAGCACGCGCAGGGCCCGTGGCAGTACGACTCGTGCGGCAGGTTGAAGACCTGCATCCGCCGCAGCCGGTTCTCGATCACGACCGCCATCGCTCGCACCTCACGGCGCACCACCCACGTCGGACGGTGTTGGCACGGCAAGTGGTTGTGGTGGCTCGATCGAGAGCGCGTCGGCGCGGGTGCCGCGCTCGACGACGCCCTCGCCGATGAAGCCCGCCAGGTCCTCGAGGTCAAAGCCGCGTACGACGAAGCGGCCCGAGAAGCTGCGGAGGTTCGACTCGTTGGGCGTACTGGTGACCTTGAGGTCACCGTCGCGCGCAAAGTCCATCTCGTAGCGGACCTCGCCGGCGCTCGTGTTCGCCGGATCTCGATCGAGGATCAGGTACTTGTTCTTGTGGAAGAAGAGCTGGGTCGTCGCCGCTAGGTTCAGCAGCTCGACCGTGTGGTGCGAGACGCCGACCAGCGAGAACGACAAATCGACGGTGTACGGGACGCGCCGTCGCGCGAAGCCGTTGGTCCCGTCTGCAGTCTCCGGGAGCTGGTTCAGGGAGAAGAACCGGTTCTCGGCGAGCTCGGGGCCGATCAGAACGAGGCCCGGCAGCTCGGCAATGGAAGCGAGATGGATCTCCGCGCCAGCGTCGGCATCGAAGTCCGCATGCACGGTCAGAACGACGTTGTCGATGACCTGTCGCTTCAGCTCGTGCAGTAGCGTGCGCACGAGCCGAGTCAGGTCCGCCTCGACCGTCAAGACCGGCCGGGCGTAGGTGAACGCCCCCGAGGCAAGCGCTTGCTCGCTGGGGATGGGCACGCCGTCAACATCGAGATTCTCGACGACGACGTCCTGCGCTCCTTGGTCCCCCCTGGGGATCAGACACGTAAGCCGGTCCGGGCCATAGACCCGGACCTCGGAAGCAAACCTTCCACCGACGAGCACGCGCACAGGGGCCGCCTGAGGCAGGGCCGGCCCGACGACGGGCGCTGCACGAGGCAGACCAAAGCCGTCGCCGAGCAACTCGACAAGGAAGCTTCCGCTCGTCGGGCCGATGCTGGGGTTGATACGCGTAATGGTGGGAATCGACATCGCGGAACCGAAAACGAAACAGCCCCGGTGCCGTCTCGAGGACGACACCGGGGCTTGAGTGACTCAACAACCCAGGGGGGAGAGTAGTTGTATTAGGAGGAGTAACGGACTGGAGCGTTCCTGTCAAAATGAATCAAAGTGAATCTTTCGGTCGTGAACGAGATGGCTCGTGATGCTGATGAGGTGTTGATGTGGATCCTGAATGGGAGTTGCCTGCGCTGGTGCGAATGAGCGCTCGAGCTTTGGGCAAGCGAGCTTGCGCGCGGCGGGCGCGGAGCCGGTCGTGCAGCCAGTGCCCGAAGAGCTTCATCTCGACGGCGAACCAGATCACGAGGCCGCCACCAGCGAGCAGCGACGCCGAGCACCACGCGACGAGCAGGAGCTTGACGGCCATGCGCTTCCCCGGTTCACGGCCTTCCGAAGTCTCGTTGTAGGTGTGCGGAGACCCGTTCAAGGAAACGCTTGGCCACCTCCGCCGGTTGCGCATAGGTGTCGAACACCGGGCTGAGGAACGGACGTGGCGGGATCTGCAGCACGGCGATGTTCGTGGACGCGTGATGATCGGTCGACGAATCGAGGCCAGCGCGCCGAAACGCCGCGTGGAGAAAGGCGCGGGCCTTCGGCGTGAGCGTCGTAACGATCGGCTTGGAGCCGTGCTCTTGGAGCGCGGCGATGTCGGCGAGTGACTGGCCGCTCCTGCTCTGGGCCGTGCGAAGTACGCCGACGAAGGCGCGGTCTCCATCCTTCACGACGGTGACGGCGTTTCGGAGGTCGCCTTGCACGATCAGCGTCTTGGTACCGGCGAAGCCGCGGAAGCGGCGGATCGCGAGGGTGGTCGGCGCCAAGGGCGCGAAGGCCCGACCGCCGGGCGCCTGCTCGCGGATGCCCTCGACGATCTTCGTGCGCAGGAATTGCGCCTCCTGAAGGACGGCCTTATCGACCGCGGCGTGCACACGCCGCGGCGCGCCCGCCAGCAAGCGGCCGACCTGGCTCCACGCGCCGACCTTCGTCACGCGGATCATGGACCGCCGCCTCGGATGCCTTGGGCGCGCTCTTCGAAGACGGCGAAGAAGAGGTTGCGATGCAGGCCGAGCCCGAATGCCTGCGGCTGCGGCTCGGTCAGGTACAACCCGGGCGGCGTACGGATCGACTGCACGAGGTCGCCGGTGCGGTGGTCGCGAAGCGCGACGAGCCGGTCGCCCACGCGGAGCATGGCGTCGCCGGTTGCGGCGTCGACGAGGCCGAGCCGCTCGAGGTCCGCGAAGTGGAAGACGAGCGTGAGGTGCGAGCGCGGTGAGTTGCCGTTGACCAGCTCGTTGAGCGCGCCGAACGACTGCACCTCAACCTGGCACGGCACGATGATCGGCGGCTTCTCGCGGCGCGCGTCGGGGCTGCGATCTGCGCCGGCCTGATCCGACCCGATCACCGGCTCCTGAAAATCGGCGTCGTAGCCGGACACCAGCGGACCAGGACCGTCCGGATCGGCTGCGGTGGCTACGGTGTCGAGCTGCGCGAGCTCGGCGTCGAAAGGGTTGATGAGCCGGCCGCGCATCAGGCGGCTCCGAGCTGCGCGGGGCGCTGGAACGACACGAGGATCGCGTCGATCTCCGGATCGCCGGTGAAGATGCCCTGGGCGCGGAGCGCATCGAGGTTGTAGCTCTGGTCTCGCGTACGCTCACTCGTGATGCGCCAGCGCTGTCGACGATCCTCCCGCCAGGCGAAGTCGGCCAAGACCGGTAGCTCGCGCATGACGAGGAGCTTGGTGACGTGGCGGATGAGGTCGGGGGTTCGACCCGTCGGCGAGCCGTCGGGGTCCGTGTAACCGAAGACGCCGTCGATGATGATGTTCTGGACGCCGGTGAGCCACACCAGCGCGCCGAGCCCGAGCTGCGCCGCCGGCGTGGTGTAGACGCCGAGCAGGTCGGACTCGTGGAAGAACTCGAGGCGGGGGTTCTCTCGGTCGTCCGGGTCGAGCAACCCCTGCGTCAGGTGGCGATTGAACGGGCGAAAGAAGGAGGGGATGACCGGGATCTCGGCGAGGTCCTCGAACAAGCCCGCGAACATCTTGACCTCGCCGACCGCGACGATCGGGTGACCAAGGAGTTGCGCGCGCCGCCCGCTGCCGTCCAGCGTGAGCGTCATGGCGCGCGGCGTGAAGAAGCGCCCGGTGATGCGGTCGACGTACTGGCTCGCCAGCCGGATCATGCGCGCGATGCGGACATCGCTGGCGTCCTTGGCCTGGACGCCCTCGGCGCGCAGGTCGGAAACGAGCGCGTAGACCTGTGCCGACGAGCCGGCGACCTCAGCGACCACATCGAACTCCTCGACGATGGTCTGCTCCAGGCCGCCGCCCGTCGGCTGCAGGAACCAGTGGATCTCGTGCGCGCCGATCGACTCGGTGGATGACGGCGTCCAGCGCGCGACGAAGTGTCCGGGCCCCAGCTTGTCGCCGTCGGGCCAGGCCGAGGCCGTGAGGATCGCGGCGCGCGCGCCGGCAGCATCGGGGAACACCTGGACCGGCGCCGCGCGCTTGTCGTCGTCGCTGACGTCGAAGATCTGGAACGCCAGCGTGGCGGGTTCCGCGAGCACGCCGGCCACGGGCGTGAACACGTCGAGGACCGGGTTCGCGCCGTTGCTCGACTGTCCGCGCGCGAGAAGACGCATCGTTCAGCTCTCCGCACCGATCGGCAGCGACGGAGCCACGCCCGCATCGGCCGCGGCGGCATCGGCCGCGGCGGCATCGGCCGCGGCGGCATCGGCCGTGGCGGCATCGGCTGCGGCGGTATCGGCCGCGGCGTCGACGTGGTTCGCCGCGCTGATCGGCTCGGCGAGCCGCCGCAGTTGCTCGTTCTGCGAGTCCAGCGCATCCGCTTGACCTTCGAGGCGATAGATCTCGGCGGCCCACACCTTGCCACGCAGCAGCAAATGGCGCGCGACGGCGCGGCTGTGCTCTCGCAGCAGGAACGCGAGCGCGGCAAGCGGCGGCTCGAGCTCGTCGGCTGTGGCCTCGCGCGTCGCCGCTTGGGCGGCTCGCCAGCGTTCTGCCAGTACGCCGTTGGAGAGATCTTCGTCGAGGTGCTGCGTGAGCATTCGCGGCACCTCCACAGCGAGCGCGCGGCACGCGGCGCTCATGCCCGCATGATGTGGAATCGCTTTGGTACGCAGGTGGTGAACGGCGAGCTCGTTTTGGAGCACGAGCGCCCGAAGCTGCGCGGCCGGCTCTGTGCCGGTACTCATCCGCGCCTCCCGGTGGCCGCAGCGCGACCGCGACGCGGTGGCTCGGGAAGATCCGCCGGCGCCGAGGCATCGCCAGCCGTCGCGACATCGCGGGGTGTTGCGACGTTGGGCGCCGCGGCGCGCGCGCGCTCCTCGGCCTTCTTCTTCTCGGCCGCCTCGATGGCTTGCGCCTCTTCCTCCGTGCAGACGTCGAACGCCAGCGGCGTGTCCTCGTCGTTGGGGACCTGGTGGATCGTCTTGAGGTACCCGGCCATCTCATCGTCGACGCGATACCAGCCGCGTGACTCTTCGAACGTGGTCGAGAAGGTCGTGAGCCGGCGGATCACGTGGCCCTTCTTGAGGTCGAAGGGCTTGAGCCGAACTAGCTTTGCCATATCGCTCCTGAGCGGTCAGCCCTTGGTCGTCTTGAGCACGACACTGGCGATCGCGTTGACCTTGGCCTTGAGCTCGTTGAGCAGGGCCTGCTCGTTGGCGCCGTAGGCCGGGGATGCATCGGCCGCCGCGACCTTGGCCGGCTTGAGCGCGGCCAAGTCGTCGGCGACGTCGCGTAGCACGTCGACGAGCGCAGGCTGCCCGGATGCGGCGCCCGGGGTCAGGTTCGCGCCGCCGGAACCGAATCGCGACGTGATCTTCGCCATCAGGCCGCCACCCGACAGTTCACCGCCTTGACGACGGCGGTTTCTTCCGCGTATTTCACATCGAAGCGCAGCGTCGCGACGACGATGAGCACGCCGTCGGAGACCAGCTTGTCGGTCTCGATCCGGATCTGCCGCCAGATCCCGACGTTGATGTTCTTGGGGTCGGTGAGCACGATGCTGGTCGCGTTGCCGCCGGCGCCTTGCGCCTCGGGGAACATCGGCACCGAGAGCACCGGCACACCGGAGTACGTCGCCGACACGTCATCCTCGACGTACTTGTCGCCGCCGACGGTGGCGCGCTCGGAGAGCGAGTCCTTGTAGTCGATCTCCGCGTTCACGGAGGTCAAGAAGCGGAGCTGCTTCTTATTCCGCACGAACGGGTGCGGCATCGTCTTGAGCATGTCGCGGAACACGCCCTTGTTCGCGGTCTGGTTCTGCGCGTCGACGATGTTCGACTGCGCCTGCTTGAGGATTCCGTCCAGCCGACCGAGGAATGGATCACCGCTCCCCTTCTCGCCTTGAATGACGACCTCGTCGACGTCGCGCGCGATGGCCTCAGCCATGAGCTGCAAGATCGTCTGCCGCAGCTGCCCTCGCTCGACCGAGTCCTCGAGGATCTCGTTCGACAAGCGGACCTCGGCCTTGAAGAGCTGCGCGTCGAGCTCGACCTGGCCCAGGTTGGGCGCCGCTCGATCTGCCGCCGCGAGCGGCGTCGCCTCGGCGCCGGCGCGCAGGATGCGATTGGCGAAGCGGATCTTCTCGATCAACTGCTTCGGCGACCGCATGGGGGTGACCGTCGCCTGCTTGAGGACGACCGCCTCGTTGATCAAGATTCGCAAGAACTTCTGGGCTTGCGCGGGCTGCAAGATGCCGCCCCCGGCGGTGAGATCGGAGAGGGCGAGGTCGGCCTTCTCCAGGATGGTTCGATTGTCCAACAGACCAATGCCCATCGGGGTACTCCTTACTCGGCGTCGTCGTAGAACGAGATCGCCTTCGCCACGCTGTCTCGTGAGATCGGCCGGTTCATGTCGAGCGGCCACGACACGTCGGCGGGCGCCCGACGATCGCGTGTCCCTTCTACGAGGAGCGCGTTCGACGTCGCGTGTGATTTGCGAACGCGACCGAGATCCTCTTGCTGTTGCTTGACGACGGTCAGCAGCTGCGCGACGTTGGCCACGAGGGCGTCCATGCCCGGCACGTCCCGCTTGATGGTCTTGGCTGATGCGCCGGCAGTCGATCCTTTGTTGGGATTGCTGTCGGTCAGCTCCTTGAGCACTTGCGAGAGCAGCTCGATGGCCTTCTCGAAGCGCTGAAGCCGCTCTTTGGCCATGCGTGCGCCGCCCTTGGCGACCGCTTTGGTCGTTGGCAGGCGTTCGCTGACGCCCTCGAGGAGCTCGCCGATGTCGCCGAGCTCCTCTGTGAGATCGGATGGCACGTACGCCGTCGCTCCGTCGCTCGGCGAATCCGCATCCTTGATCCGGTCGGCGAATGCGACCAGCCGCTGAAGCACCTGCGTCAGCGTTCCCAGGATGGTGTTCTTCGCGTCGTCGGACAGCACGACGGCGGTGTCGTCGCCGCTATCGCCACCGTCGGTGTCATCGTCGCTATCGGCGTCATCGTCGCTATCGGCGTCATCGCCGTCGCCATCACCGTCCGCCTTGGCTGCCTTCTTGGGTGGCGGCGGGCGCTTGCCGCGGGGAGCTTGATAGCCTCCGGCTTTGTTCGCCTTGTCGTCGGCCTTGTCGGCCTCGTCGTCGTCCTCTTCATCATCGGCCTTGTCGGCCTCGTCGTCGTACTCGTCGTCGTCGGCCTTGTCGGCCTCGTCATCGTCCTCGTCGTCGACTTTCTCGGTCTCGTCTTCGTTGTCTTCGTCCTCGTTGTCTTCGTCCTCGTTGTCCTCGTCATCATTGGCTTTCTCAGCCCCGTCGTTGTCCTTGTCGGCCTTGGTGGCCTTCTGAGCGGCGTCGCCGTTGGCCTTCGCGGCCCTATCGATCTCGCCATTGATGTTGGCGGCGCCACGAGCTTTGCGCTTGCCTCGGCCTGCCTTCGTGCTGGCCTGCGTCTTTGCCTTGTTCTTCTTCGCACCTTGCGAGGCGTTGTCGCTGTCCTTGCTCGCCGCTTGAGATTTGGCCATGTGGCTCCTTTTCACGACGAGGAACGTGCGCAGGTTCGCGGCTCGGTCGACCAACGACACCTCCTCGACGAGGATGTCGCGCAGCCGGTGCACGCCACCATCGGCGTCGGGCTGTGCCTTGGTTGTGTCGGTCGCGTCGTCGGTCACAGGTCCTCGAAACGCAAAAAGCCCCGACGTGACTCTTCGTCATCGTCGGGGCTTGAGTGTCCTCAACTACCCAGTGGGGCTATCCGCACCACACTCGTGACACTATGGGACTTCACTATATCTGTCAAGGATGCTTTCACGTGAAACAGTAGATCTGCGCAGCGGTGCCGAATGGCATTGTCGCTATGGTGTCTCGCTAGCCTCCTCGCGCCGTGCGGAGCCGCCCATCGATAGCCCTGTGAGCTCGCCGGACTTGATGAGCTCCCACAGCTCGTCATCTAGGACGTGGACTGCCAGTAGCCACGTTCCCTTCTTGACCCGCGCGCCTGCGATCTCGAAGTCGACCGGTGCCAGGTACGACTCGATGATCTTCACCTTGTCGTTGACGTAGCCCTGGTGCATCAGGCCGACGTTCCCGAAGGCCTCGAGGAACCGATGCGCCGCCGCGCGCACCTCCGCGGCCGAGTAGACGTCGTTTTGCGAATCGACGGTCTCGGGCTCGAGCACGACGCCAAGGACGTAGCGTTCGTCCTCGGTTTTCAGGAGCGGGATTCGTTTGTCCAGCGCGCGCTCGAGAGCGGCGGGGCGCCCGCCCTCGTCAGCCGTTGACCGAGACGCTCGGGGATCTGGTTCCACCTTCGCGAGCGCTACAAGCGCCGGCCGCGCGCCCTGCAGCGCCGCGGTGACGCTGCGCGAGCCGCGCATCGTTGGCGAGAGGCGGTCCGTGATGGGCAGGAGCGCACGCGCCAATGCGTGCGAGCTCTCGTCCTCGGTCGGCTCCAGCATGTCGAACGCCGCCACGAGTGCGCCGAGCGGCGGGATCAGCGACGAGTCAGGTGTCCGTTCGGCCAGCGCCTTCGCCAGGGCGTGCGCGTGGTACACGTCCGCCGCGCTCGCCGACGTCATGGCCAGCTCTCCTTCGATGTCGTCGAGCCAGGATGAGCCGAGTGATTTTCGGCTGATGGCGTAGTTCGAGATCAGGAGCTGCGTCAGCCTGCGGGGACCGGCAGAGCCGTGCATCGATGCGATGATGCGCCGCGGCCGAAGCTTCTTGACGTGAAAGCCGTTGGTGTCGAGCGCGCCGCGCGTGCCGTACGTAGCCAGGAACTTGCCCTTGATGCCGTCGAGCACCTTGCGGAACTCGAGCTCGTCGAACTGCTTCTCGCCGACCAAGGCGTTGTAGCCAGGGTAGGGAGGATCCAGGAAGAAGAACGTGTCCGGGCCATCGAACTCCCGCACCACATCCGCGTAGTGCGCGGAGCGCACCTTCACTTCGCGAAGGCGATCTCGGTACCGCTCGATGCGCGAGATCGCGCGCGAGCGCGCGCCCTCGTCCGCGGTGTTGAACGTCGTGCCGCGAAACTTGCCGTAGGCGAAGCGCGACAGGTACAGGAAGCGATACAGCTTGTCGGCCGTGCTTCGCGGCGCCGTCTTCTTGAGCCCTTCGAAGGTCGACTTGCGGCCGATCCAGTCTTTCTCTTTGAGCGCGGCGAGCTCGCGGTCGGTCAACGAGGTCAGCGCTTTGTACGCCGCGGCGATCTCCGGATCGGCGTCCCCGAGCACCTCGACAGCGGAGGGCTGCTTCGCGAAAAAGAAAGCGCCACTGCCGGCGAACGGCTCGACGTAGGTCCTGTGAGGTGGGATGAGCTTGACGAGTCGAGGGGCCAGGTGCTTCTTGCCGGCGGGCGAGGACCAGATCGTCTTGCGGATCGTGTGGGTGCCCGGGGCCGCGGCGATCTTGACGTGCGGCAACACGAGCTGGCGCGGGTCCGCCGGCGGATCGTGCGGAACCGAGGCACGCTTCGACGTCTCGCCACGCCTTCGCGGTGACAAGTCGTGCAAGAACGCGCGCGCGCGCTTCATGGCGTCGTCGACGGCCGCCATGGCGAGCTACTCCGCCTTGGCGGACCGGACGCCATCGGGATCGAAGCCCCAGATGGGTTCGTCTTCCGCCTTGGTGACACCGTCCCGGAACGCGCCGGTGTTGAGGTCGAGCGGCCAGCCGGGCTCGCTCGCTGCGTCGCCGCCGTCCGTGGCCTTGGCCGCGGCGGACCGCCGCGGTTTGTCGCTGCCGGCGGGCTGGTTCGCTGCGGCAGCGTTCTTCGGCGCGGGCTCGAGGCCCTCCTTGATCTTTTGGAGCGCCTTCACAGCCTCGGTGAGGTTCTGCGCGAAGTTCGTGTCGCCCGAGGCGGCGCCGACCGAGGTCAACGCCCGTTCGGTACTGCTCTGGTCCGGTGCGGTCGTGAGCCCGTCGATCTGCGGCCCGCCCGTTGGGGCGTACGCGGTCTCGACCTCGACGGTGATCTTCTCGCTGTCGAGGTCCTCGGGGTTGAGCTTGGCGACGCGCGCGGCGACCTGGTCCACGCTGCGCTTGAGCGCGTCGAGCCTGCGCGTGGCCAGGTCCTGCTGTTCGGCGCCAGCCTTTTGCAGCTGCGTGAGCGCGTAGGGCACGAAGGCGCGCAGCGTCATGCGCTTCTTGGTGTCGCGCACCCCGTGGTGAGCGCGGACGGTCTTCTCGATCGACCTCGAGATCTCATCCAGCATCGTCGTCATGTTCGGCTTCATGGTTCTCCGGTTACTGCCCGTCCTCGGGCATCCAAATGGTTCGGCGATCGGGCTCCCAAGGCTGGCCGTCGAGCTCGCAGCGGAGGTAGTGCGGCAGCCGGTCGAGGACACGCTGCAGGCCCCAGCCGAGGTCGGCCCGCAACTGCGTCGCCAACCGGAGGCAAAGGTCGAATCGACGGCGCACCTCCGTCGCCGTCATCCGTGCGTGATCCGCCTCGAAGCTTCCCGCCACGGCGCGCTCGATGCTGAGCGTGACCTGGCCAAGCGCCTCCGGACCGAACACCGCGAGCACTGACGCCCCGGTCGTCATTCGGTCACCAGGGTCGACCGGCAGCGACCATGCAAGGGTGGCGTCATGAGACCGGCGGCCTCGAGCTGGTCGTTGGTGAGCGCGTGCGAGTAGCGGCCTGTGCGATCCGACGTTCCCACCGCGGATTCCGCGACGCGCGCGACCGGGTGGCGTTGACCGGCCCGCTCGTAGAACAGCACCTGATGTCCGTCGTCATCGGCGCCGGTGCGCATCCACGGCTGGAGGTCAGCGATCTGCGCAGGGTCACTCGCGCGCTCGACGTCGTCGAAGCGCTGCATCGCGCGCTCGACGGTAAACACGCGGCCGTGCATGAACCTGCACACGTTGCTGGTGACCTGGTCGAGGACGGCTTCGAAGCGGAAGCGCTCGATGCCGGCATCCTCGAACGCGGCGAGCTGGGCGTACGTTCTGCCACGGTTCGCGAAGCTCATCGCGACGACCTGCCAGTAGGACATGCCGCGGCTGACCGTGGGCCCGAGCTTGGCCGCGAGCTGGGAGGCGATGTCGTCGCGCCCGAGGCCCTGCGCGAGCCCGGTCGCCACCACATCGCGGGCGCGCTGCGCGAGCTCGTCCTGTCGACGGCCGTACTGATCGCGGATGAAGAGCCCCTCGCTGCGGCGCACGAAGGCGGCGATCCGCGCGTCGGTGTGCATCGTCGACGCCTGGATGTGGAGGCCGAACCGGCGCGTCGTGGCGCGGCGCGAGGTGGCGACGAGCGCGGGGGCCTCCACGGCGAACACGTGGTCGATGCGCGGCAAGATCTGGGCGCCCAGGCCATCGAGGGAGGCTCGAGCGGCGCGCACGACGCGCTCGCGCGCCGCCGGTGTCAGCGCCGCCCAGTCGACGTCGAGCACGACGAGCGCCTCGCGCAGCGCCTTGGCCTCCGCGCCGCGCGCGACACCCGCCAGCACGCGTGCGAAGCGCTGCACGATGGCCAGGAAGTCGCGGTCATCCAGCGGATCGCGCGCCTTGGCGACGTCGAGCCGGTACACGTCCGCCAGGATGTGCTCGGCCGCTACGGCGCCGTCTGCGTAGAGCTCCGCGCTCACCGGTCGGTCGCCACGTGTTGCGGCGCCGCGGCGCCGGCCATCGTGGCGAGCTGTGGGCAGAGGAACTGCCACCACATCACGACGCCACGGTCGACGTAGGCTTGTAGCGCCTCGCGGCCATTGCTCGACGCGTTCGGATCGCGCAGCAGGCGCTCGGCCACGCGCGCGACGTCCATCGGCTCGTCGGCGCGCGCGCGCCACCAGTCCGGCACCCAGTCGATCGCATCGCTCGCGACCACCGGCACGCCCTCGGCGATCGCGTCGGCGCACACGACGTTGAAGGTTTCGGTGTACGAGACCTGGAGCACGAGGTCGACGGTGCGGACCAGGCGACGGAACTCGGCCCACGGCAGCCAGTCGGTGTAGGTCAGCTTCAGGTTGCCGACCTTCTCCGTGAGCTCCTCGAGCGCCAAGAAGTTGCCGCCCTCGTTTCTGCCGCTGGACAGCAGCAGCTCGACGGGGACGTGGAGCCGCGTCGCGAGCTCGACCGCGGCGGCGGCGCCCGACAGGAAGTTCTTGAGCGGCCTGTTGGCCCCGAACAGGCCAAGCCTCAACGGGCCTCCGTCCCAGCGCCGGTTGCGCGACTTGAACACCTCGGCGAGCGAGTAGAGGTTCGGTAGGCACACGGCATGGACGCCCCACGCCGCCGTCGCCCAGTCGCTGAACTTCTTCGAGTTGGCCCCGACGAACACGTTGTGCGTGGCCAACTGCAGGTCCGCGGTCTGCCGAAGCAGGCGGATGGCGTGCGGGTCCGCAGCAAGAAAGCCGACGGACGAATGGGACACGACGACGAAGTTGACCTCGGAGAACTCGGCGGCGAGCGAGGCGACGTCGGAAGTCTCGAGCCAGGGAGCCGCCAAGATGACGTGGGTCGTCTCGACCTGGCCCTTCTGTTGCGCGGCGCGCGCGGTTGCGCGGAGCCGCTCCGCGAGCGCCGACGCGCTTCGCGTGGGCCAGACCTCGGCCCAGATGTCGTGATGGCGAAGGGTCTTGGCGGTGTACTGGGCGGTCACGCCGAGCCCGACATGGGAGACGCCGCTCCCGAAGTCGCGGTAAACGAGCGCGACGCGCACCGTGGCGATGCGGGGTTGTAGGTGGTGGGGACGGTCCTTCATCGTGTGCTTTCGGAGGCAAACCAGCTCGCCAGCTCGTCGGCGGGCACCTTGATCACTTCGCGCTCGAGCTCGGCGCGTTTGTCAGCGTGGAACTCCTGGTCGACGTGCCGGCGCTCGGCCTCGCGGAGGGCGTCGCGCAATGCGATCAGCCGCGTGGCTTCGCCGACGAGGTCCCAGGACGGCGCGTCTCGATGGCGGCGACGACGCGCGGGTAGAAGATCTTGCGCCGGCGACAGCAGGCCGCCGGACGCGGCGAGATCTGCCGTCGAGGCGTCCTGCTTTTGGACGTCCGGCGCGGGCACCGTCCGTTGCGGCTCTGGCGTTGGCGGGATGCCGGCGAGGGTGAGCGCCACCGGCTGCTTCACCCAGCCGGCGGAGATCGGCTTGAGCTCGCGGTTGAACACGTCGCCGGCGAGCGCGCGGCCTTCCTCGGGCGTCAGAACGTTGGCGTTTGTGAGCGAGCGGACGATGTCTGCCATCGCCGCCGGGTCGCGCGTCACGGGCGAGTTCGACCGAAAGCGCCAGAACCGGATCCCGAGCTCGGCGAGGATGCGGTGGTTGACGACGAAGTCGAACTCCTCGCGCTCGGGCTGGAACACCTGCATTTCGCCCAGCGTCAGCGCGGCGTCGGCGGTCGATCGGTTGAAGTCGCGGATGTCACCGCGGAGCAGCCGCGGCAGGCGGAACGACTGGCCGATCTTGTCGGCGTTGCGCTCGTCGTAGTTCTGGAACAACGAGTCGTTCTGCTGCGCGCCGGTGAGCGGGCGCAGCTCGATCTTCATCCGGCCGGTGTGATCGAGGTTGGCTCCGCCGCCGGCCTCCGCTTCCAACACCAAGATCTTGTGAAAGTTTTTCTTCCCCTTGAGGTGGGTCTCGATAAAGCTCTCGATGCGCGGGACGGACTGCGCCGACAGCCGACCGCCCGAGACCAGCAAGGCCAACGGCGGCACGCTCTTGTTCTCGAAGTAGAGGTAGTTGATCTCCTCGGCTTGGCGCGAGCCGAGCACCGCGAGCAGCGTGCCGATCCACCGCGGCGTGCCGTACGCCGAGCGCGGATTGTGGAGCCTGAAGTGGAGGATCTCCGTCGCCGGTCCGTCGGTCGGGTCCTGCGCGAGCAGCTCGTCGACGGTTGCGTAGAAGGCGCCGTGCTTGCGCGACAGGACGCGCGGATCGCCCAGCTCCTTGAAGAAGACGAGCAACCCCTCGAAGATCTGGACGTAGCGGCGGAACCGGCGTCGGACGCGCACGACGTCGAAGCTCAGCTCGGAGATCTTCACCTTGCTATCGACCTCGACGAACTCGAGGTCGGTCGGCAGGAGCCGCATCGTGAAGCCAGGGATGTAGACGAACTGGACGATGTCGCCGGCGCCGTTGCGCAGCACCTCCCAGTAGCCGTTGCCCATCACCTCGACGTCCTGCCGCGTGCGTCGGCGCAGGGTGACGAACGAGATGTCGGCGGCGCAGAAGGAGAAGAAGGTCTCGAGGCGCGAACGCTCGAGCCTCATGAGCGCGGCGACCTCGGCTTTCTTCGCGGCGACCTCCTCCGCGCTCGGCGTCGTCGCGAGCGCCTCGGCGGTCGCATCGGTCCCGCGCAGCGGGTCGGCCTGGCCGCGCTCGCGCTCGATGAACAGCGCGTTGGCGATCCGCCGATCGGCATCATCGGCGTCCAGGTCGATGACCGGCTCGAAGCGATGACCGAACGCGTCGATGTTCGTGACGTAGGCGTCGACGTTCGGTCTCAGCGCGGACGAGTTTTCGAACAGGATGGCGAGCGTCTCAGGGTCGTACGGCGGCGTGACCACGCCGAGCCCGGCGAACGCCTGCTCGCGCTGGTCGATGTCCGCCCACGGCATGGCGTTGGAGTCGGCGATGCGCTCGGCGCCGGCGCGATCTCCCCCCAGGACCTGCGCCTTCACAAGCGCGACTCGATCGGCGAGCTCGCGCACGGCAGCGCCCGGGTCAAAGCCCGCGACGACGCTGTCGATGTGCTCGCGCTCGTTCATTACAGGGCCCGGTAGTCGAACCCGGCGAACATCGCGGTCGGCGTGCCGGAGGTGAGCTGGGTAACCGCGACGCGCAGGTGCGCGACGGTCATGGGCAGAAGGAAGAAGCCCGGCGCCGTGACGGGCGCGCCGAGCGGCGCGAACGACTCGCCGTCGATGCTGCCTTCGAGATGCAGCTCGCCGACGAAGCTCCCCGAGATCAGGACGGTCTTGTCGCGGAACCGGAACACGTTGGTGGGTTGTCCGACGCCGACGGCGGCGGGGACGTCGAGCGGGATGCGATCGGGACGCGGCATCACAGCCCCCTACGCGCGCGCGCGCGCTGCGCCGGGCTCGGGCCTGGCGCAGGCTGGGTCACGACCGCGACCATGCCGCCGGCGGCCAGGAACGACAGCGAGCGCACCGTCTTGCCGTTCGCCGCAAGGTGCGCGAGCGCTGCCCGCCGCACTTCTTCGCGGGTGTCGCTGTCGACCGAGAACGTGGTCGTCGGCCGCGCGCGTGCTGTCGGCTCGGCGCCGCGATCGATCTCGAGGACCTGGACCTGGTGGTTCATGCTGGCTCGCTCCAAACGCAAAGAGCCCCGGCGGCGAGGCGATGACCTCGCGACCGGGGCTCGAGTGACTCGACAACCCGTTGGTGTGGTGCTCGGCGGCTACAGCTCGTCGAGCTTCTTGGTTTGCTGGATCCTTACTTCACAGACGCGTCCACTCTGGAAGGTCACCTCGACCTTGCCGAAGAAGCTGCTCGCTGCGCACTTGTCGAAGAAGCGCAGGAGCTTCTCGATCGGGCTGCGCACGCGCTCGTCCCTGGGGGAGACCGGGGTTACTGCATTCATCCGAATACCCTCGCGGTGATCTCGTTGGTGGAATCGGGGAGCGGGCGCCGCTCCTTCTGGCAGGCGAGCGCCACCGACCAGAACTTGTCGCCGTGGCCCTTGCTGTCTTGGTCGCGCTCGACTTCGAACGACGGCTTGCCCGTCGGCGTCAGCCGACGTTTGACGCCGTGGATCTGCGAGACGAGCTCGCGGTTCTTGGGCAAGACGACGTCATTGCGCTGAAGGAGGATCTTGAAGTCGGTCGCCCAGATCTCCTTCGACTCGTTGGTGAACGTCTCAGGCACGACCTGCGCATGGTCGCGGCGCAGGTTCTCGGCCAGGTGCATGCCGATGCCGTTCTGGTCGATCGACAGCCGCGCGATCGGCAGCGTGTCGAGCATCCGTCGCAGGTCGCCTTCCTGCTCCGCGAACTCGATCCGGTCGTACGTCCGGAGCATGCGGCAAATCTTCCTGCCGCTGATCTCCTCGAAGATCGATAGCTCCGACAGGTCGCGCTTGCGGCCGACGTCGAAGCCGGCCACGAGCCGGCCCGCGACGTCGCCGAACGTCGTGAAGTCGTCAGCGAGCACGAGGTCGTCTCTCGTGCACGGTAGGATGAGCTCGTAGGAATAGAACGAGTAGCTCTCGTCGCTGTAGCTGACCTCGAACTCCTCCTGGAAGTCCTCGAGCGGCAGCGACTCGAATTGGTCCTGGATGTCCCGCGTGCCGAAGGTCCGTACGCGATCTTCGGTGGGCATGAGCGGCGCTTCCTGGGCCGCGCGCGCCACGTCGACGCAGAAGAACCGGCACAGCCACCACGGCACCCGCTGGCGCCAGTACGCCCGGAACTGCCGCTGCTCCTGGCGAGCGATCTCCCAGAACACGCCCCGGCGCCCGAGCGGCGACGAGCACCCGGTGAGCTGCCCATTCGAGCGCAGGATGAGCGCGGTCGAGCCCTTGTAGACCTCGCGATCGTTGCTGTAGTGAGCGAGCTCGTCGAGGTAGAGGTCGCCCTTCTTGCCGCGCGGCGCCTTCGAGGGGTTCGAGATGATGCGCGACACGCGCTGGGCCGAGCCGTTGGACAGGAAGCCGAGCTCGGTCTTCGAGTCGGTCACCACCTTCTTTCGGTAGGCCAGCGGCAGCTCTTCGGCGAGCTGCCGCGCGTAGTTCACCTTCTCCTTGGCGTCCTCGAGGTTGTACGACACCATCACCGCCGTGTGCGCGTCGCGCAGGTGGCAGCGCGCCATCGCCTCGCACGCGAACAAGAACGAGAACCCGACCTGGCGGGACTTCTCGATCCACCGGTACCGGCTCGTCGAACACAGAAACGCGATCTGGTACGGCTCGAAGACCAGCGGTTCCTCGTTGTAGTGACCGACACCCGTCAGGAACCCGAGCTCGGTGCCCAGCCAATCCAGCAGATCACCTTCGTCACGTTTGCCGACGATGAGAGGGCCCGTGGACTTGCCTTCTTCTGACGAGGATCTATCTGTCTGATTCGGAGGATCGCTATGGCCGCGTACGTGTCCACCGTTCGACGTCCGCCCCGCACCTTGATCGACAGGGAGGTGGACCTGTTGCTTCGGGTCACCGGCAAGCACCGGGATGGCTTCCGCGACCACGTGTTCTTCTCGTTCGCCCTCGGCACCGCGCTGCGCGAGCACGAGATCTGCGCGCTGAACGTCGGAGACATCATGCACCCGGACGGGCGGATCAAGGGGCGCTTCGACCTGCGTGTGTTCAAGCGATCGAACACCGATCGGTCCGCTCAGTTCTGCGTCGTGCCTCCGCCCCTGGCCTACAAGCTCGCCAAGTTCATCGCGTGGAAGAAGGCCCGCGGCGAGAGCCTCGAGCCCGACGCGCCGCTGTTCATCTCCAGGCTCCGTCAGCGGATCGCGACCAGGACGGTGCGCTTCATGTTCCGCACCTGGCAGGAGCGCGCCGGCTTCGACCGCATCCACACGTTCCACGCGCTCCGCCACACGGCCTTGACCAGCTTGTACCGCCGCAAGAGGGACACCCGCATCGTCGGCATCATCGGCCGACACAAGGATCCGAGGAGCACGGAGATCTACATCGTCCCCGGCGACCAGGAGGTCGAGGACGCGATGCGGGATCAGGTCTGCTGAGCTCGGTGGCTCGCAGGCGCCGCGCTCGGCGGCGCGTACGTCGCGCGTAGCGCCTGGTGACCACGCGTCGCAAGTGACTGGCGTAGTGGACGTGGACACCGCGTTCACATCAGCCGACTCATTCGATCGCAGTTCATCGGCACCGCGTTGACCCCGTTCCGGGTCTTCGAATCCGCATTGCGGACACCACTCGACGAAAGTGAATGAGGCGCCGTCGCCGCGGCTCGACTTGCTCCACTCGGTATGGACGGTCGATGCCCGTGACGATGGCTCCGTGTGCGCGGTGAGCGAGACCGAGAATTGATTCGCTGCGTCCTGGTCCGCCGGCCGCCATCCACTTTCCAAAGTGACCGATTCCGAATTTCGGGAATCGGGATTCTCGATACTTAGAGGGCTGTCAAATTTCGTGTTTGGAGCCCGGTGCGAAGCGGCATTGGGCACGCCCGGCGCGCCCGCCGAAAATGGGGGATCGACCCCCGGGGGGTGTAGGCCCCAGCTCGACGCGGCGCGGGTTGTGGGCAGCCACGCGATTGCCGCGTCGATGGCGGCGAAGCAGCGCGGCCTCGCGGTACGGGGCGCGCGCGCGCCGGGTGAAGGAAAGCGGCAGGTCGCGTCCGAAGAGGCGCCGGATCCCGTCGGTGCAACCTCGCGACATCTTGAGGCGTGGGAAACGCGACCTGCCGCTTTTGTCAGGAAGCGGCAGCTCGCGCGGCGGCGGATGGCCGGCTTCATGGCGCACCATCCGCGGCGAGCTCGCTGCTCGCGCCGAGCTGCGGGTCGACCTCATCCTCACCGAGTTCGGCGTCCATCGCCAGCGCGCCCGGGTCTTCCGCGTTCACACGCTCGACGGCCGGGCGAAGCTCGGCCTCAGAAGGTTGGTCGGTCGACGGACGATCCTCGCTTTCCGTCACGACCCCGCTCTCGGCAGTGCCGGCGATCGCCGGCGTGAGCTGCGCAACCTGACTGCGCACCGCGCGATGGCGTGCCTGGATCGCCTCGAGCGTCAGGCCACCCTGCAGCTCGAGCCGCGCGTCGGCGCCGCCGCTCATCAGCTCGCGCAACCGCGCCATCCGATCGAAGTCGGCTGCGCTGTCGGTCTTCACGCGGCCGTCGAGTAGGTCGGACTGGAACCGCAGCATGAATTGGTCGATGACGCCGATCACGTCCGCGGCGGCGTTCGCGCGCG